CTATCACTCATGATCGCAATCCTCCTAGCCACCCTATGGCTCGAAGGAATCGCACTCACAGCACTCATACTCATGTTCATGGCACTAGCACTACTCACCGGATACTCCATCGGAATCACCCACAACCACCACAGGAGCGGGAAATGACCGCTAAGGTTCTTGCCACCCTCGGCGCACTCGGACTCATCGCAACTATCTGGACCGCAGACTGGCGCTTCCTCTGGACCGGATTGTTGCTGCTCGTCATCAGTGTTGGGATCGTTGCGCAAAAGGGTGGGCAGAAGAAACGCCAGGACGGACTGTACGCGCCCCAAAAGCACGACTAAACACCCAGACGAACAAACACCCGCCGACGAAACACCAGGCCCGCAGAACGCATTCTGTGGGCTTCTGACGTTAAAGGAGCTTCACTTGCATCGCACCGAACAGAACATCTGCGCCAACAACCACTGCGACAAACCATCACCATACGGTCAAATCTGCTACCACTGCGTAGACCACCTGGGCGAAGAACTAGACAAATTCACAGAAGACGACATGGAAGAACTCTACGAAATCGCCCTACGAAACATCCGCCCAGCAGAACGCAACATTAGAACCACCGGCAACCGCACACTCAGACAAGACGCACTCAACGTCGTCGCATGGACACTCTGGCAACAAATCACCCACACATGGCCCAACGAACTCAACACCCTCCACCGACAAGACAACGCCAAACACCGGTGGCAACAGATCAACCAAGGCTGCAAAACCGCACGCCGCTTGATTGAGGGCGAACCCGAAACCAAAATCAGCCCAGACCACATGCAAGAGCAAATGAAAAAAATCGGAACCTTCTACCCAGAAGAAGCCAGCGAATGGCTATGGGAAAACATGCGCATCCGCATCAGCCAATGGCGCATCCGAAAATGGAACCAACAAGGCAAACTCCACCCACGAACATCAACCGACCGTGGGAACCGCTACCACCCATCAGACATCCTCGAAACACTCCAAAAGTCAAGAGAAGACAACATGAGCAACAACATGTGACACTCCCCTAAAAATTTGATACCCTGGAAACTCAGAGGCACAAGTGTCTCAACTATCAGTCTTGAGTCTTATCGACCAAGACTATTTTTGTTTAACGCATGGGGATACGCAAGCCCGGTCAGTCGAGGATCATGTGGCGTGTAAACCTCCTGACCGGGCACCCCACCTATTAATTCTTCAATGAGTAGGTTAAACTTGAGGGCATGAAACACACGCCACTCACACTCATCGCCGCCACCGCACTCATCCTCGCCGGCTGCTCCGGCGATGACACCGAAGCAGCGGTTGAGCGGCCGCAAGAAGTGACAACCTCACCGACAGAAGAACCTGAACCGCAAGAATCCGATAATGTTCGGACTCCTCCAGATATGGACAACCTGACACCGGAAGAACAAGCGGTCCTCAACGCTCGACCAGACCATGAGCTATACGACCGGTATTCAGATGAAGCCTTCATCGAAGACGCACGACACACTTGCCGTCACATCGAAATCAATGTCAAACATGGCAACACCATCGCGCTGCACACGCTCGATCAGATCCATACTAACAATCAGATATCGCAGCGAAAACGAGTCGACAGCCCAGATTACCCGGATGACACTCCATACATCACTGACATGGAATACCCTGTTGAGCAGGCACTAATTCACATGTGCCCAGAACTGCTGGATGAGGTTGAACGAGAAGCATTCGATTCGATTAGCGAATTTACAAAAGCCGGACACGAAACCGGGTATCTCCGTTTCACTGAGGATGGCTATGAATTCACAAACTAAATAAACTACGACCCCGCAGCCCTCACCGTCCTGGTGGGGGTTTTCGCATTTAAACCACACCGACCATGACAAAGGAGGCCATACGTCATGGCCCCAACGTCACGGCCAAAACGCAAACGCAAACTCCGCACCTACACCGAAGAACAAAAGCACGAAGCTCTCGAACTCTACAAAACCGACGGACCCACCGTCGTGTACCAACAACTCGGCATCCCAAAGTCCACAATCGACAGCTGGGCGAGAGCCGCAGGCGTTCGGACGGTCCGAAACAAAAAGACTGAGGAAGCCACCAGAGCCCGCGAAGTTGACTCCGCCCGCCTCCGTGCCGAAGCGTCCTCGTTCGCCATCGAGGGGGCACGTGCAGCCTTCGAGAAACTGTATGAGCGCATCACTGCCGACGACGACATTAGCTTCAAAGACCTTGGCATCATCGGTGGGATCCTTGCGGATAAGCACCTGGCCTTCCTCCAAGTCGATGACGACGGTGGCACCCAAGACACCGTGTCCCTGTTAGACAAGTTGGCTGAGCAGATCGGTGGTGACCTCGATGCTGAATAACGCAGTCAGCCCGAAGCAACTGGACTACCTGCAGTACAGCTCAGCCCGCGTGAACCTGTGCACCGGGTCGATCCGGTCCGGTAAAACCATCATCACCCTGTTCAGGTGGGTATTCTTCATCCGCCACGCCCCTAAGGGTGGCGAACTGGTCATGATTGGTCGCACACGTGACGCGGTGTGGCGGAACTGCATCATGCCACTACAGAACCCGGCCTTGTTTGGGCGGGTCTCCCAGCACGTGGTCGGCAACTACGGAGCACCAACCGTCACGATTCTCGGCCGTAGGGTGCATGTGCTTGGCGCGTCTGACTCGAAAGCTGAGAAGGTGATTCGTGGTATGACCGTAGCCGGCGCATACGTCGACGAAGTCACCACCCTCGCTGAAGAGTTCTTCACCCAACTGTTAGGCCGTATGAGCGTGGAGGGTGCGAAGCTGTTCGGCAGTACGAACCCGGATAACCCGTCGCACTGGCTCAAAGAGAAGTTCCTCGACCGTGTCGACGAGCTACCGGATTGGAAGCACTGGCACTTCGTCCTCGCCGACAACCCCAGCCTATCCGCCGAGTACATCGCGTCGATTAGCGCTGAGTTCACAGGACTCTGGTACCAACGGTTCATTGAGGGGCGTTGGGTGGCTGCTGAGGGGTCCATCTTCCCCATGTTCGACCCCGACACCCACGTCATCCCCTGGGACACCGTGCCACCCTTACAGCGTGTCATGGCGGTTGGTGTGGACTACGGGACCACCAACCCAACAGCCGCCATCGTCCTAGCCCAAGCCCAGGACGGCACACTCTACGCCCTCGACGAGTGGTCGTACTCCAGCCGAGACCACAACGCCCCACTCACCGACGCACAACTCGCCGACCGGCTCGAACGCTTCCTAGCCACCCCGCACGCCCCAGACGACACCCGACAACCCGACGTGTTCATCCTCGACCCCTCCGCAGCGTCCTTCCGCACAGAGCTAGCGTTACGCGGCCAACCCGTCATGAACGCCGACAACAACGTGAACTACGGCATCCAAACCCTCGCATCACTGTTCAGCGAGAAACGCCTGTACATCACTGACCGGTGCCAACGACTCATCCGAGAAATCCCCGGCTACGCATGGGACGACAAAGCAACCGCCGAAGGCAAAGACCATCCCATCCAGTTAGCCGACCACGCCATCGACGCCCTCCGGTACGCCGTCGTCACCACAGAACGCGCATGGCGACCAACACTCAACGAATACGACCAACGTAGGAAGGTGGCAGCCTGATGCCAATGCCAGAGCCCAACACGGTATGGCCACCAGAACACGTGGCACCAGTGTTCCAGGACATCGCCACCAACAAAACCCTATGGCGCGGACCAGAACCACCAGACCTCACCACCGGCACCGGCACAGGCCTCGTCGCCCGCGCACAAGCCTATGGTGGCCTCGTTGGGGCAATAGCCCGCGTCCTGTGGGGTCCACCGGTGAGCACGCAAACCAAGCGGCCTGAGCGGCACCACGTCCCAGTCCCCGCCGACATCGCCACTCTGTCCGCGGACTTGTTGTTCTCGGAGGCGCCACGGATCCTGCCACCCGAAGGCACCAACGAGAAGGTGAAGGCCCGCATCGACGAGGTCGTCAACAACGCCGAAAACCACAGTAAGTTCCTCGAAGCTGCCGAGCTGGCTGCAGCGTTGTGCGGTGTGTACCTGCGTATCGTGTGGGACGACAGTGTCGCAGACCACCCCATGCTTGATGTTGTGTACCCTGACCAGGCGATCCCAACCTGGCGGTGGGGCACCCTGGTCGATGTGACGTTCTGGAACGTTATCGAAACGGACAAGGGCGGCCGCGTATGGCGCCACCTCGAGCACCACGCTCCCGGCCGCATCGAGCACGCCCTGTACAAGGGCGAGAAGGACAACCTCGGCCAACTCGTCCCCCTCACGGACCACCAGGCCACCGAGTGGTTAGCAGACTACGTCGACGCCGACTCCGGCATGGACACCGGCACCACCAACCTCACCGCAGCCTACGTGCCCAACATCATGCCCTCCCGCAAACACGGCGACGACCCCGACCTCGCACCCTACGGCCGCTCCGACTACGAAGGCGCTGAACAACTGTTCCTCGACCTCGATGATGCTTACACCTCCTGGATGCGCGACATCCGGTTAGCCAAATCCCGGTTGTTCGTTGACGAGCACGCACTCCAAGACCACGGCCCAGGCCGCGGCCAATCCTTTGATGCCGATCATGAGGTGTACACCACGCTGCGCGGGTATGGTGCGATCTCCGACGACAACCGGAACATGGTCCAAGCCCAACAGTTCGCCATCCGCGACCGTGAGCACCGCGAGTCCATCAAACACATCCTGGCCAACATCCTCCGCGCCACCGGGTACAGCCCGTCGACGATGGGTGAGGAGGCCCCGTCGTCACAGATCACCGCCAAAGAGATCCGGTCCCGTGAACAAGCCTCCAAACGGACGTGGACGAAGAAGCAACGCCACTGGGAAGCCCACCTCAAACCCTTGTTGGAAACACTGTTGGAGGTGGATGCTGCGTTGTTTGAGACCTCCCCAATCCCCGCCGGCGACGCACCAGAACTTGAGTTCAAAATCAGCAACAGCCTCGAAGGCGATGTGGTTGACCTGGCCTCCACCATCAGCACCCTGGACGCAGCTGACGCCATATCGCTGGATCAGAAGCTGCGCATGATGTACCCCAACTGGTCACGCCAGCAACTCAATGAGGAAGCTGAGAAGATCCGGGCCGAACGACCACACCTACTCGGCAACCCCGACCCTGAGGTTGAGGGCCGGGCTGGTGAGTCATTCGCCGACCGCATGCAACAAGCGGTCGAGGCACGGAACGGGCAACAGGACTAACCCGTGGCGCAGTTGTGGACGCCAGGCACCGCACCACTTGGTGAGGTTGTCACCCGGGTCACTGGCACCCTGTTAGCGGTGTATGCCACCTACGAGCAGGACATGCTGCGCTGGTTGGGCCGGCAGTTGGCTGTGGCGGAGACACCAGAGGACGCCAGATCGTTGGAGCAGCAGATGCTCAACGTCTCCGATGAGGCCTATCGTGCACGCCGTTTGGCTGACCAGTTGATGGATGATGCGACTGGTGCTGCTGTGGAGATGGTTGAGCAGGCTGCTGAGGCTGGCATGGCCACCGCACTGTCCCAGCTCGCTGATCGTGGGCTACCGATGCGTGACTATGCGACCACTAGCCCTGCCGTCTACAGCGTGTTGGGTGACCTTGGCAACGCCTTAGATGAGGCGCACCGGCGTATTCTGCGGGTGCCGGATGATATGTATCGGGAGATCAACGCCATCGGCTCCGCCCAAGGCATCCTGCACGGCCAACCACTCAAGTCCCGGCATTACAGGATCTGGTCTGAGTTCGTGTCCAACGGCATCCGCGGGTTCACCGACGTATCAGGTCGCAACTGGAACATGGTGTCCTACGTTGAGATGGCCTCCCGGACCACCGTCGCCAGAGCGTACCGCGCCCAACAGCAACACACGTTGCTCGAGAACGATTTGAACCTGGTGTCTGTGAACACCACCAACGATGCGTGCCCGGTGTGTGCTGAATGGTCCGGCCGAGTGCTGTCGTTGGATGGCTCACCGGCCGGGACGTATCAGATGTGGTCACCACTCACTGGCTCGGATGTCAGTGTGCAGGTCCACGCCACCATCGAACAAGCGACCGCAGCCGGGTGGGCTCACCCCAACTGTCAATGCAGCTCGATCCCCCACCTGCCCGGTGACACACCACCCCAACCGGTTGAGTACGACCGGGACGAGCACCAGGCCCGCGAGTCGCAGCGGTACCACGAACGCGAAATCCGCCGACTCAAACGCGAGAAACTTGTTGACCCTGAATTGTCAGCTGACTACGACACCCGGATTCGTGGCCACCAGGCCCGGATCCGTGAGCTTGTCGATGATTACGGGCTGAATCGTAAACGTGAACGTGAACAGATCAACCACGGCTACCGACGCCGATAACCCTGCCCAGGAGGCAACCCACCATGTCAGGTAACGCACCAACACCAGCACCACAGGCCCCCTCGAACGGCCCGGAAGGTACCCAGGGCGGTGGTGACAGCAATGCTGCAGGAACTCCGCAACCGCCAACCCAACCCACCCCGCAGGGCGATCCTGCCCCACCTGCATCGTCCCAGCCGGCAACACCTGAACCATCAGAACAACCGGACCAGGGACAACAAGGCTTAGAGGCGGCCTCCCGTGACGACCTGCTGGCCGAGATTCGCACGTTGCGCCGTGAGAACGCCAAACGCCGCACCAGCACTCAGGAGGCCACCCAGACCGCAGCTGAACAAGCCAAGTCTGAGCTTGCCCAGGAGATCGGTAAAGCCCTCGGCCTGGTAGAGGATGGCGAAGCCACACCTGATGCTGACAAGCTCACCCAGCAGCTCACCGAGCAGACCCAGGCCGCCAAACAAGCCCAACTCGAACTGGCCGTATACAAAGCGGCCAGCACGCATGGTGCGGATGCTGACGCCCTTTTAGACTCTCGCTCCTTCCTGGAGAAGGTAGCAGACCTCGACCCCACCAACACCGATGACCTCAACACGGCCATCAAAGAAGTGGTCGAGTCCAACCCGCGACTACAACAGCAAGGCCAGGTGCCACCCAAACGCAGCGGGAACCCACTCAACAACAACCGGTCCGAGCCGGTTGCCCAAACCCCAGAAGAACTCGCCAACATGATTCCCCGCGGGTTCTAACCAACCCATCTTTTAGGAGGCACCTAGAATGGCTCACGATTTCCTCAAAGCCGAAGTCATCGGCAACGCCGCACTCGGCCTACTAGCACGCGAGGTGGTCCTACCCAACCTCGTCTACCGCGACGCCGAAACCCACTACGCCGGCACCGTCGGACCACGTGACGACAAAGTCATCATCCCGGTCCCCGGCAAAATGGGGCCAGCCCGTGAACTGCCATGGCGTGAACGCAACCGCCAGATCATCACCGACGACATCGTCGAAGGTCAGGCAGAAATCGAACTGGACACCTACCTGTACAAAGCCGTCCAACTGCTCCGTGAGGAACAGACCTTGGACATCGCCGACTACGGTCGCCAAGTGCTCCAGCCGATGACCACATCGGTTGCGGAGACCGCGGAGGACCGTGTGGCGTTGGCGATCCAGAACGCCCCGTACACCGAAGAGATCGAGGTCCAGGCAACCGACCGTGGCACCTACAACGCCCTGGTCGATGCTCGGAAGTACCTCACCCAAAACCGTGTCCCACGCGCCGGTGTGGTCGCCGTGCTGGGCTCCGAGATGGAAGCCCGCGCACTCAAAGACCCCACCTTCGTTGACGTTGGACGTGCTGGCTCGGACTCCGCGCTGCGTGACGCGAACCTTGGCCGGATTGCAGGGTTCAACCTGTTCACCTCGGATGCAATTGACCCGGAGTCGATCTACATCTTCCACCCGACCGCGTTCCCGACCGTGTTCCGGGCACCCAAACCAGCACGCTCTGTCCCGTTCAGCGCGTCGTTGGCGTCGGATTCCATCGCGATGACCTACTGGGAATCCCTGGACTCCACCAACGACTCCGACCGGGCGTTCCTCGGTACGTTCTTCGGAGTCAACCACTACGAAGACCCAACCGACCCCACCGACCCACAGGGCGCGACCAGCTTCGTGCGGGCAATCCGCCTGGTCCCAGCAAACCCTGTTGGTGGTGGCGATGATGGTGGTTCGGGGGAATGACGGCTTTCCCAGGTAACAGCACGTTCCCTGGGGAAGGTGTTTTCCCTAGTGCACAGGAAGGATAACAGCCGATGACCAGGTCGTATAGCTACCATCGTGTCACCCACGCCGCAGTGTCGGACTTGCCAGAGGCGTTGCAGGGTCTTGAGGACGCTGAGCAGCGCGTGGAAGCGGCCTCGGACGTGGTGACGTGGTTGATCCGCAACGCACGCTATGAGGTCGACGACGACGGGAAACCGACTGACGAAGATCTCCTAGCCCTGTTGAAGGATGCGACGGTCACCCAGGCTATTTTTGCTGACGACAAGTACGGCGGCCAGGATGACACCTCTGATGAGGACGTCGTCCCGGTGGCGTTGGGTGCCCTCCGTGTGGAGTCCCCTGACACGTCTGGGCGGAATCCCAACTGGGGCACCCGTGTCTGGCAGAACATTAGCCCGGCCACCTGGTACATGCTCCGCAACGCCGGCCTCATCCGCGGCCACATCAGGAGCCTGTGATGCACGGACAACGCATCCCCGACGCCCTACTACCCCATCAGGTGACCGTTGAACGGTACCTGGGGTCTGGCGCGTACGGGGACGTCTACGCCGAACCGGAGCACATCACCAGGGCGCAGGTGGAAGATCAGACCCGGCTGGTTCGGGATCCTAAAGGCGTGGAACAGACCTCCAACGCCACCATCTACCTGGAAATCCCTGAACACCCCGTCAACCCGGGCAGCCTGGTGACCAGGTGGGCTGGTACCGCTTATGAGGTCACCTCGAAGGTGATCACCGTGAGCATCTTCCAACACCCGAAAGGGTTGTCGCACATGGTTCTCAACGTCGAATAAGAGAGCGGGTCCCAGCATGTCTTTGCAGTTCAATATCCAATGGAATGGGCCAGCCATCACCAGTGAGATGACCAGCCGTGGGGTGCGTGGCCTCAACCAGGCTGCAGCACTCCTACAGGCTAGGACGGTGCCACGTACACCCAAAGATACTGGTGAGCTACGCCGGTCGTTGGTGATCCACCCAGCCCACGCTGGACAGTTGTACTCGGCCGTGGCCTCCAACCTCCCCTACGCTGTCCGTCAGCATGAGGAGTTGGGGTACCGGCACAAGCATGGTGAAGCCAAATTCCTGGAACGCGCATTGAATGATAATGCGTCAGAGTTGCAAGCTGTGATCGCTAACAACCTCAACCGGGGCGGTGGGCTATGAGTATCCCAAACTATGAGGACAACTCCCAGACCATCGCCGTGCTGACAGGGTTCGTCCAGTTGATGCTTGACGCGTCACCCGTGGTCGAGTCCGTGCTGGGGAAACCGTTGGCGTTCAATGACACCGGCCTCTACACCGATGATGTGGTGGGCGTGTTCGTGATGAATAGTGCCGACAAACCCGCACTATCCCTCACCGTCAGCGTGTACATCGCGAACCCCAACATCGGGCCAGGACTCACCCAATACGCGGTACAAGTCCGAGCCCGCAGTAACACCAGAGATTACCGGCCAGCCATGTTCCTCCTCGACGCGGTAAGAGACCACGACGACGGCCCACGGTTACACGGGCTAACCCACGCTGACCTGTCAGGGTATAACGCGACCATCATCACAGCCGACTCGCTGGGCGATATGGGACTCAACGACTCGGACCAGTACGAGCTCACCGAGAACTACAGCCTGGTCGTGAATAACGAGCCAGGCAAAGTGCTCCCATTCCCTAGGACCACATAATCCCCACCACCACTGATAACTCAATAACCCCCTTTAGTCCACCCCTTTTTGCCACCCCATTGCCGGGTGGCTTTTGTGTTTAAGAAGGAGCCACCGTGGCTACAAACTCAAACCTGCAAGCAAGCAATGTAACGTTCGCCAAACTCGCCCGCGAAATCGTTGTCGAAGTCGCTGTCATCCCAGAAGACGACACCACCGAAATCGACTGGAAACGCGTCAACGGGCTCAACAGCTTTAACCCCGGCCTGGAAGAAACCTTCCAGGACACCACCGCGTTCGAGAACGATGGTGCCGGGTCCCAGGACAAGACCGGGTACACCTGGGCGCCAGTGCTCGGGTTTATTCAGCGTCAGACCGCTGACCAGTCGATGGATCCAGGTCAGAAGATTCTCTTTGATTGTGCCGGCAAGATCGGGCCGGGTTCGAAGGTGTTTTACCGGCAGTACGAGCGTGACGGTGGCCCGGAGAACTATGAGGGTGTGGTGTCCCCGCAGTGGGCGCCAGCCGAGGGTGACCCGTCGGCGGTTCGTACTGTGTCGGTGACCTGTCACGGTGACGGTCCTCGCTGGCGGATCACCAACCCACTGTTGGAAGAAGACGACGAGGCAGATTCGGGGGAATAGTGGCAGTGCCGGGTAACAGCACGTTCCCCGGCGCTGGTCTATTTCCTAGTGCAGAAGGAGCATAAATTATGGCGTTTGAGCCAAAGACCTGGGCTGATGGTGAAGACGGTGGCACACCGATCACCGCAGAAGAGCTAAACCGGATTGAACAGGGTATCGCCACTGTAGGGACCATTGAAGGCCCACAAGGCCCACAAGGACCGGAAGGCCCGGAGGGGCCACAAGGCGAGCCAGGCCCGAAGGGCGACAAGGGTGATCCTGGCGACCAAGGCCCACCCGGGGCTGATGGTGCCGACGGGTTCCCGTCTGAGGCCCAATGGAACGACCTCGTCGCCCGAGTAGAGGCCCTCGAAACCCCAGAGGCCTAACAACCCCCTACAAAACCACTCATAACCCGGGTGGTCTTTTTTCATGCCCGGGGCCAGGACTGGTGGTGCTCCAGTCCTGGCCCCGCCCACACCCCCTTGAGCACCACACCAAGCACCAAAAGTTTTTAGGAGCACCACCACGATGAGCACCACCAATCAACCTGATCTTGAAGCGATCTTCAAACCGCTGGAACTCACCAGCCCGGTGACCGGGAAAACCTACAAACCACCGTTGGTCGGATACCGGATGGGCTTAGAACTGCGGGTATTCCAAGAGCAGGTCAACGAGGTATACCGGATCGTCCAGGAAAACGTGCAGGCCGCCAAAGAGGCCGAAGAAAACGGTGAGGAACCACCGGAACCGAAACCAGTGCCTGAGTACACGTGGGAAGACGACGAAGGCCCCACCCCAGAGAACATGCTCGGCGAACCCCTCCTGGAAGAGATGGAGGCCAATGGTGAGCCCTATGCGCTGGTGAAGCTTGCAACCGACACGGTGTGGCAGGACTTCCTGTACGGCCGCAAGTACGCCGAAGAGTACTGGGCGTCTGGCGGTGACACAAAAAAAGCGACGGAGAAGATCAGCGGCAGGAACAGCAAGGGGATCCCGTCGATATCGACCAATACGGGCGAGGCGAATACGACGAAGAAACAGGCCTCTACGAGTGGTACGAAATCCCGGAAGAAGCCCAACAGCAAATCGACGACCACCACGAAGAGTACCGGCGCAAACAAAACCAAGTCGCCATCAGCTACCAAAAAATCTTAGACCACTGGCCACTGGTGATTGGGGCGTTCCAGGCCGTCCACGGGATCGCACTCGAGTTCCACGCCCACTACCCGTGGGTGTGGTTCCACCCCCGACTCATGTACTTGCTAAATGAGGACACGCCGCTGTCACGTGCGGTCTTACCTCCACCCAAACCACAAAAGTAACCCCCAGATTTTAGGAAGGTGTAGTTCATGGCGCTTACCGCTGCCCAGCTTGAAGCGATCCTGACTCTGGATAAGAGTCAGTTTGATCGTGAGCTCAGTGGTGCGGAGCGGTCCGCCCAAAACACACGCCGCAGCTTCACCGACTGGGGCAAAGATGTGGGCAAGGCCGTCAACGACGGGATCGTCCTCACCGCCACTGGTGCGGCTGGGATGGCCGCCACGGTCACGAAGATCGGGATCGACTACAACACGTTACAGCAGCAATCACGGGCTGCGTTGGAGACCCTGTTGGGGTCTAGCGAGGCTGCACAAGCCCAACTCGCAGAATTAGACGAGTGGGCCGATAAGTCCCCGTTCGCTCGTGAAGTCTGGTACGAAGCCCAACAACAACTCATCGGCTTCGGCACCGAAGCTGAACTGGTGGTCCCAATCCTCAACGGGGTCCAAGACGCCGTCGCAGCCGTAGGTGGCACCAACGAGGACATCAAAGGTGTCGTCGACACGCTAGCCCAAATGCAAGGCCAAGGCCGCCTGTCCGGCGAGGAACTGCGCCGACTCGGGCAATACGGTATCGACGCTGCGTCCATCATTGGTGATGAGATGGGCTACACAGGGGCTGAGATCCGTGAGATGGCGTCCAAGCCGGGTGGTATCCCCGTCGACCAGGTCTGGGACCCGCTCACCACCGGGCTCGAGGAGCGTTTCGGTGGGGCAGCTGAGGCGGTCAAGGATACCTTTGTTGGTGCTGTTGACCGGATCCGGGCTGCGTTCCGTGACATCGGCGGCGAAATCGCCCGACCATTCGTTGACCCTGACGGTGGTGGCCGGGCCGTGGACTGGGCTAACGACTTCGCCGACCTGCTGCGTGCTGTGGAGTCGCAGATCCCGTCGTTGGTTGGCGTCATGGACAACCGGTTGTCCCCCGCTTTCGACAATTTCCGTATCAGGATGAAGGATGCCACGGATGCGGTCAACGACTGGGACCAAGCTGACCTCGAGTCCATGCTGGACCGGCTGGGAGAACACACCCCAACCATCGCGGGTTTGTCTGGTGCCATGTTCGCTTTGGCCACTCAGAACATCCCCGTCATTGGCGGTTTGACGTCGGCGCTCGGACCATTGGGCACAGCCCTTAGCCTTGCCGCGTTGGCGTCTCCTGAGATGCGTGACGGGCTCGCCGACATTTTCGAAGCCGGTGAACCCCTCATCGGGGTGTTGGGTGATCTGGCGGGTGTTGCGTCTGGCACGTTCGTCACTGGACTGGAAGCCGCCGCCACCGTGCTGTCAGGTGTGGCAGACATCGTCGGCCCGGTGGTGGAGTGGTTCGCTGACCTGCCCGAACCCATCCGCAACGCCGCCACCGCTGCGTTGATTTTCAACGCTGCTGGTGGGCCGACGTCGAAGGTTCTGGAGAACATGACGACCGGGGCGCGGAACTTCGGTAACCGTATCGGTGGTGTCATTGACTCCTTTGGTGGCTGGACTGGGGCCTTCGAAGGCGCCACCAACAGCACCGGTGACTTC